CGAACGTCGCGTTCTGCGACGACTTCGAAGATGGCGTTTGGTATGCGACGGACTGCGATACGTCGGGGGGAAGAACCAACGCAGCCAATGATGGCTGGTGCGGTAGCGTCTGGTCGAATCCCATTACTCCAGCAAATGCGATCCTGTGCGGTGCTGGAGTCACGCCCTTTGGGGATTGCGTGGCTAATGGTGGCTTCCACGACGGTAGCGAGGGCGAGAGAAACATGGCCTCGCGCTACTTCAAAACCGCAACCTGTGGAACTGATGCTTCGGAGGAATGCGGGGTTTCTACTCTTTACGTCCGGTACTACGTGAAATGGGCGAGCGGTTACGAGTTCGGCGCTGAAAAGCATATCAACTTCACGAATAACGACGGTGATATCGCCTTCGCCAACATCCAACTTAACTGCGGATCAGGGGGAAGAAGCTCTACCGGAGACTTGGCGATACAGGTCATACACGGCGAGGATATGTGCGATCCAGTGGGCTTCGAGTTTTCCTCCGGCATCTGGTACTTCGTAGAGATGCGGGTGACCGCTCACGCCTCTAACGGAATTATCCAAGTATGGATCAACGATTGCGGGACAGACGGAACGACCTGCGGAGCATCACCGACTCTTCGCTATAACCAATCTGGGTTGCAACTGCCAGGGAATTCCAACGGCTCTCAGATCGGCATGATGTGGTTTGAGTCGTGGGCGAACCCCGGCTCACTCGGGACCGGACCGTACTGGGATCAGGTGAAGGCTTCCATTGTCGGGCCGATCGGGTTCGCGGGGCAAGAGCAGGAACAGCAACCGGAGGCTTCTACGCTAAAGCCTGCCATGCTCATGATGGTAATGCTGGCGCTTATGTGGGGATACTTGATATGGCGCTCGAGGTCGCTCACGGCACGGTCGAGTGGCTGACATCGACAGCGGGCGGAGGCACCTACGTTGTCAGCGGCCTCTCGTTCCAGCCGAAAGCCATCATGTTCTGGTGGGTCGGCCTCAACTCCGGCGGAGCGGACGCGGTATCGGATACGCCTGACCAGCGCCGCGGGGTGGGCTTCGCGGTGAGCACGAGCGCCAGGCGCGCGATTGCGTCCTACGACGACAACGCGGCGGCGACGTCAGACTGCGCCACGGTGGCGGCCGACGACTGCATCGCATGCACTCTCGACAACGCGGGCGCGCGCGACGCGGAACTCGACATCACCACGTTCGCGGCGGACGGGTTCACGCTGACGGTGGATGACCAGCTCGCCGTGAACAACATCACGGTGTTCTGGGTCGCCTGGGGCGGCGCAGACATCACGGTGGCTGCGGTCGGGGACTTCGCCGAGCCGGCGGCGGCTGGCGACGTGAACGAGACGGTCACCGGCTTTACCTCGAACGGGCAGAATCAGGTGGTGATCGTCGCGAGCGTGCAGAGCACCGCGGCCATCAACACGTCGCTCGTGGAAAACGGCGGCATGAGCATCGGTTTCGCCACCGGCACCGGCACGACCGAGCAGTGCACCGTGGGGGGCAGCGATGACCACGCCTCGACCGCGACCGACACGGACGGATTCGGGCGCGCGGGCGTGATGCAGGCGCAGTGCGCGGTCGCGGGCGGCACGGCGTGGATCACGGGCGCGCTTTCCGCGTGGGGCACGGACCAGTTCACGATCACCTACGCCGGGACGACCTTCGTCTCTGGGCGCAAGTCGATCTACCTCGCGATGAAGGGCGGGGGCTGGAAGGCGGGCGGTTACACGATCGCCGGAGATACGGGGAGCGCGACGGCGACGGTGAGCGGCCTTCCGTTCGCGCCGAAGGGCGTGTCGATCATCGGGCGCATGACGACGGAGCAGTCCGGGACGACGGGCACCGCGAACGACCGCATCGGGATCGGCGTCGGCACGAGCACGAGCTCGAGGCGCTCGCAGGGCATCCTCAACGAGGACGCGACCGCCTCGTCGAACGTCGAGGTCGACACCACGGTGCAGTTCGACCAGGTGCTTTCCTTCCCGAGCACGACGGGCACGCTGCAGTCGGCGTACGACATCAACGCGATGAACGCGGACGGCTTCCAGATCATCGTGGACACCGCCGGGGGCGTCGCGAGCGAGTGGCAGGGCTTCCTCGCCTTCGGCGATGAGCCTGATGTACTGATGGGCCGGGCGCAGTTCTGACATGGCTAATAGGCCGGTAGGCGCTGGCTTCACCAATCGGGTGCCCTGGAGGGCGCGCCCCGGGCATGTGCAGCGCGGGTTCCTGTTCCCCGGTGGCGATCCGCCGGGCCTGGCGCCGGCGCCGGTATTCACCCAGCCGCGGCGCAGCAGGGCGGTAGCGGTCACCGCGACGATCGCGGTCAACCTGCTGCTCAGCACGCTCGGCTCGCAGCCGACGACGGTGCAGGCGACGGTTGCGACGCACAGCTACGTTGCCCAGGCGCCGCAAGTCCGCGCGCGAGTGGCGGTCCCGGCGGTTACGCATAGCTACACCGCGCCAGCGCCGCAGGTCCGTGCGGCCCTGGTGCCGCCCGCCGCGAGCCACACCTACACGGCGCAGGCGCCGAAGGTGCAGGCGAGCGTCAAGCCTGCGGCCGCGCAGCACGTCTACAGCGGCGTGGTGCCGTCGATCAACCAGGGCGTGGTGGTGCCGGTCGCTCCCCGCGCCTGGCCGAACCCGCCACGCCGTCGCGCGGCCGGCGCCGAGCTCGCGTTCGGGCAGCGTATCGGGAGCGTCGGCGACACGGTCGTCGCGCCGCTGGCGACGCACAGCTACACCGCGATCGCGCCGCAGGTCCGCGCGAGAGTCCAGCCAGGCGCGGCGACGCACACGTACTCCGGCCAGGTGCCGGTGGTCTCGGCCGGAAACGCCGTCGCGCCGCCGGCCGCGCAGCACACGTACACGGCGCGGGTTCCGGCGGTCACGGTTGCCGGCAAGCCGTTCGCGAAGTACGACTGGACGGTTCAGAAACGCAGCAAGCCGTGGCGGCCGGCGCCGAAGAGCTGGCGCCCCGACCTCGCGCCGGACACGATGCTCGGCGAGCCGGGTCAGGTGCGGACCTACGTCCAGCCGAACCCGCCGCGCAAGCGCCAGACGGCGCAGCTGCAGCGCCAGGTCGGCCGATCGCCGCTGCTCTTCCCTGCCGCCACCACCGTCGCGGCGCCGGCGGTGGCGCATACGTACACGAGCCAGGCGCCGCAGGTCCGGGCGCGGGTTCAGCCGGGCGCGGTAGCTCATGCGTACACCGCACAGGCTCCGCAGGTCCGTGCGCGCGTGCAGCCAAATCAAGCGACGCATGCGTACGTCGCCCAGGTGCCGACCATCGTCGCCGGGCAGATCGTATTCGCGCCGACGGCGACGCATGTCTACACCTGGCATGCGCCGCAGGTTCGAGCCCGGGTGCAGCCTGGGCAGGTAACGCACACGTACACGGGGCGGGTGCCGTCCCTCGCCTCCGGCTTAGTCGTACCGACGGCGCTGCACAGTTACAGTGGGCTCGCGCCGCAGGTGAAGGTGCGTGTCCAGCCGCCGCAGGCTGGGCATGTCTACACCGGGCGGGTGCCGCAGACCAGCGGGACGCTGACCGCGCCGACGACGGCGCACTCCTATGCGGTAGCCGCCCCGCAAGTGCGTGCGAGCGTAACGCCCGCTCCGGTGGCGCACACGTACACGGCACACGCTCCGCAGCCCTCGGCGGTGCAGTTGCTCACGGCGATGAGCGAGCGCCCACGCACGCCGACGTCGCTTTCGGACAGAACCAGGACGAGCACCGACATGGATGATTCAGGATGACGATCTCGGTCTACCAGCAGGGCGACTTCGTTCGCGTCGACATCGAGTTTCGCAATGAGGCGGGCGCGCTCGTGGATCCGTCCACGCACAGCCTGAAGGTTACGACGCCAGCCGGGGTAACGACGGAGTACGTGTTCGGCGTTGCGGTGGAGCTCGTCAGGGACTCGCTTGGTGTGTTTCACGGGTACATCGACGTCCTGGCTCAAGGCGGCCGGTGGCTATATCGCTGGGAATCGACCGGCACGGCGAAGGCTGCGCAGGAGGCGCTATTCATGTGCGAGCCGTCAGACTTTGCCGTGACGCCGTGAAAACGCTGCTCACCGTGGTGGAGGAGCCGAAGGAACTGCCAGTGAAGGTCCTGGAGGCGCGCGAGCACCTGAAGGAGACGAGCACTGCGCGCGATGCGGAGATCCTGCGGCTGATCTACGCGGCGACGGAATGGGCGGCTGGATTCCAAGGGCGCACGTACATCACCACGACCTACGATTTCGCGATGCCGAGCTTCCCGTACTACCCCTACGAGATCGACCTTCCACGGGTCCCAGTAGCGGCTGTCGTGTCCGTGAAATACCGTGACGGCGCCAATGTTGAGCAGACGCTGGCGACATCCGAGTACCAGGTCCTGAAGGACGAATGGCGCGCACGCATCGCGCTCGCGTCCGGCAAGGCCTGGCCGGCGACCTACGAGCGCGGCGACGCGGTGACGGTGAGGTTCACGGCCGGCTACGGCGGGGCGGGCAAGGTGCCGTTCCAGGTGCAGGCGGCCATCCTGCTATTCGTAGAGGCGTACTACGACCGCGACGAGCGGATGTTCGACAAACTGCTCGAGGCCGCCCAGAGCCTGCTTTACCCGCTGCGGGTCGTTCGGATCTGATGCAAGCCGGCAGAATGCGCCATCAGGTGACGCTGCAGGAAAAGAGCGTCGCGCGCGACGCCTACGGCGGCGAGGCGATCACTTGGGTGGACGTAGCGACGATCTGGGCGGAGCTCGACCCGTGGCAGTTGCGCGATCGGCTGGTCCTGCGCAGGCAGCAGGGCGAGGCGATTCTCTCGGTGCGTGTGCGCGCGCCGCTGGCGGCGAGCCTCGGCAAGCGGCTTCTCTTCGACGGCGCGGGCTACGACATCATCGACATCGACGCCACGCGGCAGCATAAGGGCGAGCTATTCATCACCGCCCGCGCGGAGGCTTCTGCGCCGTGATCACGGTCAAGACGAACCTGCCGGATTTCAAGCGGCAGATGGAAGCGGCCGGAAAGGCCTTTATCCCGATCGCCTTCGCAGCCACACGCGCGGCGGCCAGCGAAATCGCCAAGGCCGTGCGGGGTGCGGCTAGGACACTGAAGAAGTCCGGCCGGTCCACCGGCAGGCTCGCGCGCTCGGTCGTGATCAAGCGCGCCCGGCGCAATGTTCCACGGGGAACGGCGCACTACATCGTCGGCATCCGGCAGGGCAAGGCGGCGCAGCGCGTGCAGCGCAGGCGCAAGGGGCAGACGGTGGCGGTCAATCTCGACGCCTTCTACTGGCGCTGGCTCGAGGGCGGGTGGGTGCCGCGGGGCCCGGGGTCAGCGCTCGCCGGAGGGCGGCGCACCAAGGCGCTACAGGCGCGCAGGGCGCGCGCTGCGGGGGCGCGTCGATTCACCTATCCCTTCATCTCCCCGGCCTTCAGGACCGCGCAGGGCGGGGCTTTGAGCAAGTTCTACAGCGCATTGGAAACCGGGGTGGCGAAACTCAAATGAGCGCCGAAACCCTCGCCTACTCGACGCTCTCCGCTGCCGCGCCCGTGACGGCGCTGGTGGGCACGCGCATCTACCCGGACTTCGTGCCGCAGGAAAAGACCCTTCCCGCGCTCGCCATCGCCAGGGCCGAGACGGAATACATCAACTCGATCCACTCGAACGTGCCGCTGGGGTCGATCGCGACGCTCGGCATCTGGTGCATGGCGT